GAAAAATGGCACATCAAGGCGTATTTCTGGACACCGGCCAATGGCTTGCGGGACAGAGCGAGACGCGACCGAGCGCCCTACGATATTTGGGAGCAGCAGGGATTCATCCGGGCCATTCCCGGCGCGTCGATTGATTACGAAACGGTTGTCAAAGACATTGCAGACATATTGTCTGACTGCGATGTCAAGGCGCTGGCGTTTGACCGCTGGCGCTTCGACCTGCTGAAAAAAGAAATGGACGAAATCGGCCTTGATCTGCCATTGCTGCCGTTTGGGCAGGGATTTAAAGACATGGCGCCAGCAATCGACCGACTAGAGGAATTGCTGATGAATGAGCAGGTATCGCACCGCATGAATCCGGTCTTGACGATGTGCATGAATAACGCCCGCATTGAGCAAGACGCAGCGGGCAATCGCAAAATGAACAAGGGCAAGGCAACCGGACGAATTGACGGCGCTGTTGCGCTGGCGATGGCTACCGGGGTCATGCACATGCACACCGAAACAGAAACATCTTTCTGGGAATAACACTTTGAAACTTTGGCCGTTCTCCAAGAAGTCAGCGACTCCATACAGTGCGCAGACGCTATCTGCACTGATGGCCGCTGCCTTTGGCGGTGGCGGATCAACCAAAAGCGGATTAACCGTAACCCAAGAAACGGCGCTGCAAGTGTCGGTTGTCATGGCGTGCGTGCGTGTAATTGCTGAAGGCGTTGCACAAGTCCCATTCCGCGTCATGAAAGAAAGCCCGGATGGTATTACCCGCCTTCCGGCCAAAGATCACCCGCTTTATGACGTGTTGCACCGCAAGCCGAACCGCTGGCAGACAAGCTTTGGACTGCGTGAAACGATGACCATGCACGCGGTATTGATGGGCAATGCTTACGCCTTTATTAGCAGGGTTGGGCGCGACAGCACCATCAAAGAATTGATCGTTATCCCGCCTGGCCGCGTGCGGCTTGAACTCAACACGAATGGCGATATTGCCTATGTCGTGACCGGCAAGGATGGCACGCAGCGCGCCCTGAAAGAATCTGATATTTGGCACCTGCGTGGGCCTAGCTGGGATGGTCAGGTCGGCATGCAGATTATCAATTACGCCCGCGAGGCAATCGGCCTTGCGATGGCCAGCGAAGAAACACAAGCCAATCTACACGCCAAGGGCGTTAAAACGTCTGGCGTATATAGCATTGATGGCGCTTTGAGCAAGGATCAGTACGAATCACTTAAAAACTGGATCAAGAAAGAGTTTGTCGATAGCACAGGCCCGATGATCCTAGACCGCAACGCAAAGTGGTTGCCAACGTCAATGACCGGAGTCGACGCGCAACACCTTGAAACGCGAAAGCATCAAGTTGAGGAAATTTGCCGCTCATTCCGCGTTATGCCAATCATGGCCGGGCAGTCAGACAAGGCAGCAACTTACGCCAGTGCCGAACAAATGTTTATTGCTCACCTAGTTCATACCCTGACGCCTTGGTATGAGAGGGTCGAACAGTCTGCCGATTGCCAGTTATTGACCGACAAAGACCGTGCCGAAGGGTATTACACCTTCCTTGACCCGGTTGGAATGCTGCGCGGAGCGCTTAAAGACACCGCCGAATATCTTTACAAGCTGGTTTCTATTGGCGTGATGACGCGCAACGAGTCGCGCGAAAAGCTGGATTTGAATCCAATTGACGGCCTAGATGAGCCGCTAACCCCAATGAATTTGATTACATCGGCTGAAAACGATGGAAAAAGCGAGGTAACGGCATGAATCGCAAATATTACGACTGCGCCTTTGATGTAAAGGCCATTAACGACGATGGCACGTTTGAGGGCTATGGCTCGGTTTTTGGAAACGTCGATTCGTACAAAGAGATCGTCGCCAAGGGCGCATTTAATGACAGTCTGGCTAGCCTAAAGTCACAAGGCCGCATGCCGGCATTGCTCTGGCAGCACCGCTCCGGTGAGCCTATTGGCGTTTATACCGAAATGCGCGAAGACGATCACGGCCTTTTTGTTCGCGGCAAACTCGCTCTGAAGACCGCTCGCGGCGCAGAAGCACACGAGTTGATAAAAATGAAGGCGCTGTCTGGTCTTTCTATCGGATTTATGACCCGCGAAGACAGTTACGACAAAGTTACCGGCATTCGCACCCTTAACAAGGTCGATTTGTGGGAGTGCAGCATTGTCACATTCCCGGCCAATGATTCCGCCCGCGTTAGCGGGGTCAAGAATATTGAATCAATCGAAACTCTTGCTGATGCTGAAAACTACCTGAGAGAGTCAGGCGGTTTAAGCAAAAGCGAAGCCGTGGGATTTATTTCCCGCGTCAAGTCCGTGCAAGGTCGGAGTGATTCCGATGAGCAGGACGAACTGTGCGAAGCCTTGAAAAAGCTGAGCGCATCTTTTATCCGCTGATCTAGCAACACTCCACCTAAAGCCGCCTACGGGCGGTTTTTTTACGTCCAAAGGAAACAAAATGGCTCAAGAAATTAAAGACCTGGTTGAAGGCATTCAAAAAAGCTTCAACGATTTCAAACAAATCAATGATGACCGTCTTAGCAAGGTCGAAAAAGGCGCATCTTCTGCTGATTTCGAGGCAAAACTTGCCAAGGTTCAAGCCGACATTTCTACCGCTCTCGACCTGAAAAAGGAAATTGAGCGCGTCGAAGCCAAGCAAAACCTGCAAGGTTTGATGGGCAATAACGACGAAAACGCCGATAAAAAAGCTTATAAGTCTGCATTTGTCGAAGGTTTCTTGCGTAAAGGCAACGAAATCGGCCTGAAAGACCTGCAAGCCAAGGCTATGAGCGTTGGTACTCCGGCAGATGGTGGTTTCGCGCTGCCTGAGCAAATTGACCGCCTGGTTGAGCAACTGGCCCGCGATATGTCTGCCGTTCGCTCGGTGGCAAACGTGATTCAGGTCGGCACCAGCGATTACAAGAAGCTGGTCAACGTCAATGGTATCGCTTCCGGCTGGGTCGGTGAAACCGCAGCCCGCCCGGCAACCAATACCAGCCAACTGGCAGAAGTCGCGCCGCCGATGGGTACGCTGTACGCCAATCCGCAAGTAACGCAAGACGCTTTGGACGATCTGTTCTACAACGTAGAATCCGATGTTGCAGCTCAGTTGGCTGAAGAGTTTGGCATTGCCGAAGGCGCTGCGTTTGTCTCCGGCAACGGCACCAACAAGCCCAAAGGATTTCTGGCTTACACCACCGCTGCCACTGCTGACGCTTCCCGCGCTTTTGGCACCATAGAGCACGTTGCAACGGGCGTCGCTGGCGACTTCGCCGCTTCCAACAAGGCAGACGTGCTGTATGACGTGATTGGCAAGCTGAAAGCGGCTTATCGCGGCGGCTCGGTGTGGATGATGAACAAAGCAGTCATGTTCGAAGTCCTCAAGCTGAAAGACACCACAGGTCAGTACTTGTGGCAACCGTCGCTGCAAGAAGGCTTCCCGATTCGCCTGCTCGGTTTCGGTGTTGTTGAAGCCGAAGACATGCCGTCCAAGGCAGCTAACGCTTTGTCTATCGCGTTCGGCAACTTCAAGCGCGGCTACACCATCGTTGATCGTTTCGGCACCCGCATGCTGCGCGATCCGTATACGAATAAGCCATACGTTGGGTTTTATACCACTAAAAGGGTAGGTGGCGGTTTAGTGAATAGTGAGGCCATAAAGGTGGTCAAGTTCGCCGCAGCTTAATCGCTGATCAAAGCCCATTCCTCGGAGTGGGCATTTTTAAGCCATTAGGAAATTCGACACGAAAGCAAAGGAATAAACATGGCATCTACCGCATACGACTCAATGAATTACGACGCCATGACCGGCGCAATTGACTTTGATACCGATACTTTCAATGTCATGCTTGTCACGTCTGGCTATACAGAGGACAAAGCAGCGCACTCTAAGCGCTCAAGCGTCACGAACGAAATCACCGGAACCGGCTACACGGCAGGCGGGCAGGCGATTGTTCCGACGATCACCAAAGACACGACCAATCACCGGACGACGATTGTTTTCCCGCAAGTTACCTGGCCGACGTCGACTTTGACGGCACGCAAAGCGGTTTATTACAAATCGCGGGGCGGAGCATCGTCTGCTGACGAACTTGTCGCCGTGGATGATTTCGGCTCTGACGTCACGACCACTGCCGGCACCTTTACCCTCAACGCCAGCACCCTGCACATCGGCACCCCGCAGTAAGGACTGACCGTGGGCGAATCC